GCCTGAGAAACTATCGGCGTGATTACGATGAGAAGCGTAACGTGTTTTTTGAGAAGCCAATGCACGACTGGGCATCACACGGAAGCGATGCGTTTAGATACTTAGCCACTGGCATGACTGACCTTAGTAACTGGTCTAAGCCGTTAAAAGTTAACACAGGATGGGTGGTCTGATGTTTATTACGCCACGAGGCAACCAGCCTACAAAGCAAGATTACGAGGCGCTAGTCGAGCGCATTAAGTTGCTAGAGCAGAGACTAGACGAGCTAGAGAAACCCAAGCGTGGTCGCCCACCGAAAGAGGAAAAACCAAATGGATGAAGGTCGTTTAAAGTCTGTCCTAGAGAGCGAGATTGACAACGCTATCGGATACCTAGACTCAGAGACCACAGAGGCTCGTACAAAGGCGCTAGAGTATTACTTGCGTCAGCCCTATGGCAACGAGGTCGAAGGCCGGTCACAGATTGTCAGCGGTGAGGTAGCTGAGGCGATTGATGGCGCACTGCCACAATTACTGCGTGTGTTTACACAGTCAGACGATATTGTCCGGTTTGAACCAAGAAGCCAAGGCGACGAAGAAGGCGCTAAACAGGCCACGGAATACTGTAACTGGGTGTTTTACACACAAAACGAGGGTTTCAGCGTCCTACACGACTGGTTTAAAGATGCTCTCATGCAAAAGACAGGGGTTGTCAAAGCCTACTGGGACACGAAGGTAGACGTTACTAAAGAGACGTATGAGAACCTTAGCGATGAGCAATTGGTGCTACTGTTGTCAGACGAGCAGGTAGAGGTTGTCGAACAAGACACGTCAGAAGTAACGACAGGCGAGATGGACATGGAAGGCAATCCTGTCATATTCCGCACACACACGGTGATGATCGCTAAAAAGGTTACCCGTGGTGGGGTCAAGATTGAAAACATCCCGCCCGAAGAATTTTTGCTGTCGAAGAAGGCTGTCAGCATAAAGGACGCACCATTCGCTGCCCACCGTAAGCTGATCTCACGCTCGGACTTAGTAGCAATGGGGTTTGATCCTGAGGTTGTGGATAACCTACCTTCCTACGATGAACTGTCGTTTACTGGCGAACGGTTAGCCCGATACTCTCAAGGTGAGATGCCTAACCAAGACACCAGCATGGATAACAGTATGCAGGAAGTCGAGGTGTACGAGTGCTACATCCGTGCCGACATGGACGACGACGGCATTGCTGAGATGCGCCAGATTTTCTACAGTGGATCAGAGATACTAAGCAACGAGGAGACAGACTACGTTCCGTTTCATTCGCTCTGCCCTATCCCTATCCCACACAAGTTCTTTGGCGAGTCGATGGCTGACCGCACAATGGACATCCAGTTGATTAAGTCGACGGTTGTCCGACAAATGCTAGACAACCTGTACCTGTCGAACAATGCCCGTGTGGGTGCTGTCGAGGGTCAGGTTAACTTGGATGACCTACTGAGTGTTACACCAGGTGGTGTGGTGCGGCTCAAGAACGCTAACGCTATCGTACCTATGGCAGTGCCACAGGTGATTAACCAAGCGTTCCCAATGCTAGAGTACCTAGATAACCAGCAGAGCAAGCGCACAGGCATTTCAGACGCACAGCAAGGGCTAAACCCAGATGTGCTTCAAAACGTCACTGCGGCGGCTGTAGCGGCGGCTACACAGGCATCTAGTGGCAAGCTAGAGTTGATTGCCCGTATCTTTGCCCAGTCGGGTGTAAAAAGCCTGTTCATGGGTATCTTGCAACTTGTTTGTAAGTATCAGGACAAACCTACCATCATTCGCTTACGGGGTAAGTTTGTACCTATCGACCCACGGCAATGGTCAAACCAGTACGATCTAGAGATCAACGTAGGCTTAGGCACTGGCAATAAGCAGGAACAGATGGCGATGTTGCAAATGGTGTTGGCCAAGCAGGAAGCTATATTGCAACAGTATGGCCCTGCTAACCCACTATGCACCGTTGGCCAGTACCGTGCCACTCTAGGCAGGTTTATTGAGGCGGCTGGCTTTGTAGACTCTCAGGAGTTCTTCAAGGAGATCACGCCAGAGGTTGAACAACAGTTACAGCAACCTAAAGAACCACAGCCAGACCCCAATATGCAGGCATTGTTGCAACAGGCGCAGGCTCAGGTTGAGATCACACGCCAGAAGGCGATGGCTGATATACAGGCACGGCAGATGAAGGCTCAGGCAGATATTGAACTAGCTAGAGAGAAGGCTGCGGCAGAGTTGCAACAAGAACGTGAGTCAGCAATGCTTGAAATGCAACTGCAGCGGGAAAAAACAGCCGCTGAATTACAATTGCGTAGGGAAGAACTGTCCGCAGAAATCATGCTTAAACAGCAAAAACTCAACGCTGACATTACAACCGACGTGAGGTTACCAGGATGAGTGGAGCAGACTTACAGCAGTTACAGCAAATGGCACAACAGGCTCAGATGCCTCCTATGCAGAGACAGCAACAGCCTCCGATGATGCCGCAGATGCCTATGCAAATGCAACCAATGCAACAAATGCCGCAGATGCAACCACAGTTTGACTTGTCGCAAGCGATTATGGCCATGCAAAGGCAACCTGTACAGCAAGTGCAAAACCCAATATTCGGTGGGGCTATCCCAATGAACTTTGGTTTGCCACAGGCTAGTCAGATTCCTGCTGACTTTCAAGTGAGACAGTTCACACCAGGTAAGTTTAATGCCAAGCCAAAGCCTGATTACTCAAGTTTTTCAGATCAGGCGATGAGTGGCGGTGAACCTTACTACTCAGGTTTTGGTAACGAACGTTAATGGATAAAGCTAACCGAGCATCCAACTTACTGATGGACGACTTCTTCCAAGAGGAGGTCGAGACCATGCGCAAGCTGTGCTTAGACAAGATTGTCAACAGCAGGGCAGATGAATACGAGGAAAGGGAACAGGCTTACCGCCAGATAAAGGCGATTGATGAGTTTGTCTCACATTTTGAGTCACTTGCCGCACAAAAAGCAATAGATGCAAAGCGGTGGAAGATTTTATGATTTACCGACATAGTGTCGGAAAGCCGTGCCAGACGGTTATTTCTGGAGATAAGGGTTAGAGATGAGCGAAAACATGACACCCCAAGAGGGTAGTGGAACGCTATCGGTGGATGGCGCAGCCGATGCACTGTTAGGAATGATGGGCGGTGAGGACTCGCAAGAGCAACCAGATACCGAACCAGAAGTCCAAGCACAAGCGGAGGATTCTACAGAATACGATAATGACGATTCTGATGGACAGCAGGAAGAAGAAGGTGAGCAAGAAGAGACACCACGCTATCGGGTGAAGGTTGCCGGAGAGGAAGCGGAGGTTACCCTTGACGAACTCATCAACGGATACCAGCGGGAAGCAGATTACACCAAGAAAACCCAAACGCTTGCTGAAGCACGCAAGGCACTCGATACCGAGAAAGCTAGTGTCGAACAAGCTAAACAACTTAGGGATCAGTACTCTCAACGGTTGCAATTAGTCGAGCAAATGCTCACCCAGCAACCACAAGAGAATCTAGAGCAGTTAAAAGAAACCGACCCGATTGGCTATGCCGTGAAGGTCGCAGAGCAAAGTCAGAAAGAGAAGCAACTCCAAGCTATACAATCCGAGCGATACCGCATTGCACAAACGCAACAAGCGGAACAGCAGGATTATCTAGCCAAGCACGTTGCCAACGAATCTGAGAAACTGGCTCAAGTGATACCGGAGTTCAAAGACCCAGAGAAGGGCGAAACAGTCCGTAAGGAAATTCGCACCTTTGCTAGGTCAATTGGATGGTCGGATCAAGAACTGGCTAGTGTGTACGATTCCCGTGCTGTTATGACTCTGTACAAAGCCATGCAGTATGACAAGCTGATGAGCAAAAGTGGGCAGGTAAATAAGAAGGTTGCCGAAGCACCACGGATGCTCAAAACAGGTGCGTCTACTCAGCGCAGTCCAGACCAAGAGCAGACAAAGAAGTCTAAACAATTGCTGAAGCGCACAGGTCGTGTTGCTGACGCTGCAAACGTATTTGAACGATTCTTATAAAGGAACTATCATGGCTACATTTACCGCACACACGGCCATCGGCCAGCGTGAAGACTTAACCGATGTCATCTACGACATCAGCCCTACCGAAACCCCATTGATGAACACCCTTGCCCGTGGTAAAGCTACGGCTGTGTTCCATGAGTGGCAGACAGACAGCCTAGCCGCTGCTACTACGGCCAACGCTGCTGTTGAAGGCGCAGACGCATCGTCAGCTACGCTCTCACCAACCATCCGTTTGGGCAACTACACCCAGATCGTTCAAAAGACGATTCAAGTGTCTGGCACGTTGGACTCAGTTAACAAAGCTGGTCGCAAGTCAGAAAAGGCTTATCAGCTTGCCCGTGCATCGTCTGAGTTGAAGCGTGACATCGAGACCATCCTCCTGAGCAACCAAGCACGTTCGGCTGGTAGTAGCTCAACGGCTCGCAAGTTGGGTTCAATGCTTTCATGGATCAAAACCAACACCAGCGTAGGTGCTGGCGGTGCTGACCCAGTGACTATCGGTCAGACAACCCGTACAGACGGAACTGTCCGTGCCTTTACCGAAACCCTGCTCAAGACTGTCATTAAGGGCGTGTACGAGTCAGGTGGTTCGCCAAAGGTGCTGTTGGTTGGTGCGTCTGGTAAGCAGAAAGTGTCGGCATTTGCTGGTATCGCTGAACAGCGTTACATGGCTCCTGCTGATGCGCCTACCACCATCATCGGTGCGGCTGACGTTTACCTGAGCGACTTTGGTTCGGTCTCTGTTGTACCTGACCGCTTCATGCGTGACCGTGATGCTCTGGTGCTTGATCCTGAATTCGCAGCCGTTTCATATCTGCGCCCATTCGCCACAAACGAATTGGCTAAGACTGGCGACAGCGAGAAGACTCAGATCATTGCCGAGTTGACCTTGGAAATGCGTAACGAAGCTGCACACGGCGGCGTGTTCGATTTGAACATGGCTCTGTAATCTCTAACTGAGATATGGGGAGGGGGAAACCTCTCCCCTATAATGGACAGATGAAAAAACTATTCTCAAATGATGGCACTAGGCACACAATCGCTCATTTCGATAATGAGGGCGGGTTAGTCCTAGAGACCAAACAAGATGTTACCGAAATTATTGAGGGTAACAAGAAATCATTTAATGAGGTGACTTCACAAAATAAGTGGGGTGATCTTACTAAGGTGGCCAGACTGCCTCTCACGGTGATAGACGACCTGAATAAGAAGGGAATCATGCGTGGGTTTGCTGTGCTAGACGAGACCCGATTCAAGGTGTTTCTGAATGACCCTGATAACCGATTCTTCCGCACACGACCTGGCAGGGTATAAGTAATTGGGTAGCCCTAAACATATTAGGATATTGCAATGGGAATAACAAATTACAGTGACCTACAAGCAACCATTGCTAGTTACTTGGCACGGTCAGACTTATCGGTACAGATACCGGACTTTATTAGGTTAGCAGAGGTGCGATTAGGTCGTGATCTGCGTATCCGGCAGATGCTGAAGTCGTCTGTAACGAATACAACGGGGGGTGACGATACAGTTTCGTTGCCTCCTGATTTTTTGCAATTGCGGGATTTATTTGTTGTCACCAATCCCATTAGGGATTTGCAGTATGTAACGCCTAGCGTATTTAGCCGTAATGGTCGAGTAACAGAGTCTGGTTTGCCTGTGTATTACACGGTGATTGCAAACGAATTCAAGTTTGCACCTGTGCCAGATACGGATTACTCGCTAAGGGCATTGTATTACGCTGCGCCAGAGTACTTGAGTGACAGCAATCCTAGCAATGTGTTTCTGGCTTACACGCCAGATTTATTGTTGTACGGTTCTTTAATCGAAGCAGAACCGTTTTTAATGAACGATGCTCGTATTCAGTTATGGGCTGGTATGTATGACCGTGGATTATCCTCTTTGACTGCCGCAGATGATGCGTCTGAGAACAGTGGTGTTCCTTTACGAATGACTCTTACAGCGAGGTAAATAAAATGGCCGCAATGTCGAACTATCTTGAGAACGCTCTCATTAACGCATCTTTGCGTAACACTGGATACACATCACCAACTACCGTTTATGTTGGCTTGTATACCACCGACCCTACGGATGCCAACACAGGCACTGAAGTTTCTGGGGGGTCTTATGCCCGTCAATCAGCCACATTTGGCGCACCATCAGACGGTGCATCTACTACTAGCGCCGACGTTACGTTTCCAACGTGTACGTCCGACTGGGGTACGGTTACATACTTTGGTATCTTGGATGCCTCAACATCAGGCAACCTCTTGTATCACGGTGTGTTAAACAACAGCAAAAACATCCAAACAGGCGACATCCTGAAAATTGAAGCAGGAAACCTGACGGTAACTTTGGCTTAAGGAAATATTATGGCTCTCAATATAGCGGATCGTGTCAAGGAATCTAGCACATCGACAGGCACAGGCACACTTACGCTTGGGGGGTCTGTGTCTGGTTTTCAGTCGTTTGCTACCATCGGCAATGGAAACCAGTGTTACTACACCATCGTCCACAATAGCTTAGACCAGTGGGAAGTAGGCGTAGGTACATACACAGCCTCTGGCACGACGCTATCGAGAGACACGGTATTAGACTCATCTTTAGGTGGGGCAAAGGTATCGTTCTCTGTCGGCAATAAGGAAGTGTTTGTCACCTATCCTGCTGATCGCTCTGTATCTCAGGCAGACATCGGCACAGCGCCGAACGAAATCCCGCTGAATCAGTATTTGGGTTCGATGGCGTATCAGGATTTGGAAAGCGTCACGATTGATGGCGGTGTTGCAACATTGGGTACGGCAACCATCTCGTCTATCCAGAACAACACAAACATCAGCGAGGCAGAGCCTACGCTAGACCTGAACTTTGC